TTCTATGATTCAAATGATAGTGGGTATTATTTAGACCCTAACTCAACATCAGACCAAGCATTAAGAATTAGAGGTGGTGCATTGCATGGACCTAACCCAACTTGGGGAGCATATCTTTATGTTGGTGCCAATGGTAGACCTAATAGCTGGGCGTCTGTTGTGGCAACTAATGGTAACTTACACTTAGATTGTCAAAATGGATATGAAACTTATATTAACCACTATTCTGGTAATAGAACGTATCTTTATGAAATAAGAACAAACTTTATTTACGATAGAGATAATACTGGATATTATTGTGACCCTCAATCTTATTCTCAATTTAGTAGTGGTGAATTCAATAACTATATGAGAGCAGCTCGTATTGATTTCATTGGTACGGGTGGTAACTCTGGACAAGGTACAAACGCATACTCTATCTTCCAAGAAGGTGGTGGATGGGGTTATCCTTATCCGGATTTAAGAATTGCATATCATACTGGTATTAAATTGGGTGGTAACGGACCTTCATATGAAGGAACTAGAGTTTACACCGATTATGATATGAGTGATTTGGCAATCCAATTATGTGGACCTTCAAACTATTCATTTAAGTATAAGTGGATGTGGACAAATGATACTGGATACTATTCAAGTGTAAATAGCGCACACTGGTATCCAAACAACATTACATATGGTGCGTGGAGAATGGATGGTAACCGAAATGGTTGGTATGGGCACGTAATTGATTCAGCATATCTACCTCACTATATGTGGGAGAGTGGTAATGGTGGAATGTATTTACAAAATGCGGGAAGATGGGTATTCTATCACTCGTTGGGAAATAACTGTACCGGATTGGGTACATCTGCAACCGCAGGTGGATACGCAATATATTGTAATGGTGGAGTTTATGCAACAGGCAACATTGTAGCTTATTCGGATATAAGAAAGAAAAAAGATGTTGTTACAGTTGATAATGCTTTGGATAAAATTTTAGAATTAAGGGGTGTTTACTATACTAAAATTTATAATGAACATGATACAATTCCAGATGGTGGTGCTGATAAAAGACAATTAGGAGTAGTTGCACAAGAAGTTGTTGAAGTAGTTCCGGAAGTTGTATCATATACAGAACATTTAGATGAATATGCGGTAGCGTATGGTAACTTTGCTGGTTTATTTATTGAAGGATTTAAAGAACAACAAATTATTATCAATAAGCAAGCCGATGAAATTAATTTACTAAAAGAAGAATTACAAAAAATTAAAGATTTAATACTTAATATTAATAAAGAATAAATTATGGCACTTTTAAGAGATTACGAATTACCAGGAACTGGACTAATTGCACCAAATGCATATCATGTTGTTACAAATGTGAAGGTTGAAAAAAGAATGGCAGACTTCAAGCGACCTGTTGACCTTTCTATGCCAGATGGATTAACACCGATGGATAGAAGTCCAGGTACGGAAGTATATTGGGCTGCTGGATATACTGCAGAAATAGCAGTGACAGTTTGGAAAGATAAAACTGCTAGAGATGCGAATGCAAACCCAATAGGATTTATTGGAAAAAACCCATCGGATAATAAATTTGGTGTATCAATTGGTACTGATGGTATGGACCATAAATGTGTGTTTATGGTAGAAGTACCATCTCAATTAGACCATATGGCACAGGCATACAGACACCTTTTAACTACCGATTATTATAGTGGTTCGTTAGAAGTTTAAAAAATAAATTAGATATATTTATACAATATAAACACAAATATTATGGGATATACATACGAATGGAAGTTAATAGGACTTAAAAAACAAAATAGCGCTAATATAAATGATGCCGTTGTTGGTACAAATTGGAAACTAACGGCTACAGATGAAGATGGTAATGTAGGTACTTTTACCGGAGCAACACCGTTCAGTATTAACACAATAAACACAGCTAGTTTTACAACATATAATGATTTAACAGAAACACAAGTTATTGGTTGGATTAAAAACCACGTAAGTGGTTCAAATACAACTACAAATTATTGGGCACATATAAGTGGAGTAATTGAAAAAGAAATAAATGATAAAAAATGGGTTAAGTTAGAAGTTGCTGAAGTAGACCTACCGTGGTCACCAACATCTGGCAGTGTAACTCCATATATAGCTGAAACAGCTCCTGTTTAATCGAAATACAAAAATATAATTGTAGATTGTAATATCGATTCTTAATAATTAATTTGTGTTTTGAATATTTTGTTTATATTTATATGAGTATTACTGTAAGTTATTACTAATACAAACTTAAAATACAAATCGAAGAAATAAAATGGCAGAAAGAATCGTATCACCTGGCGTATTCACAAGAGAAAATGACCTATCCTTCTTAGCTCAAGGAGTTGGAGAAATTGGAGCGGCATTTATAGGACCTTTTAAACAAGGACCTGCATTCGTTCCAACAATCGTAAGAACGCAATCAGAATTTGAAGATATCTTCGGAACACCTGATGGAACTTATTATACCGAATACGCAGTACAAAATTATTTAAGAGAAGCTGGACAAGCAACAATCGTAAGAGTTGCCGGTATTGGTGGTTACTCACAGGCAGCACCTTTGGGTATATTAGCATCCGGTTCTCAAGGCAGAAAACTAGTTGGAGTTTTATATTCAACTAATTTTGGCGATGAGGGTGTTGGATTTTTAAATGCTTCTACTAATATTACAAGCAGCGTATCAATATCTGGTTCATTTGTAATATCAGGACTAATTAGTTCTGGTTCTGGAATAGCTAGTGTATCGGCATCAATTTTTCAAGAAGCTACAAACGATATTTCTGACGTATTTGGTGAATCTCCATTCGGTGCTAAAGCAGCTTATGGATATTTGTATTTTGAAAGTGCATCATTAGGATATAAAAATGATAGTGCTTTACAAGGTGTGCAAATATACGAAGTTAACTTACCAACACAAGTGTATGGTGATGCTAGTGAAGCAGAAACTCCAATCGTAGTATCTCAATTAATTAGTGGTGAAAGATATAACTTATTTAAATTTGAAACAATAGGACATGGTACATTATATAATACTAAATTTAAAGTTGGTATTTCTAATGTAAAAGCGGCTGGTGAAGATGGTTCAACTGATTATTCAACATTTACTGTAACCATTCGTTCATTTAGTGATACTGATAAGAGAAAGAGTGTAGTTGAAACATATAATAACGTAAACTTAGACCCCGCATCTCCTAACTATATAGCTAGAAGAATTGGTGATAGAAAGTTGACAATCGATTCTAATGGAAAATTAACTGAAACTGGTGATTACTCAAATAAATCAAACAATGTAAGAGTAGTTGTACAAGATGCTAATTCTAATATCTTAGGACCAGGTTCTTATCCAATATCCGCAGCACCATTTGGACACGCAGCATATGTGAATCCAATTAAAACAAATTCTACAACTGAAGATGCATGGGTGCCTGCAGTAAATTATCAAACAGGCTCAGCAAACAACACATCATCATCTCCTATATATTTTGCTGGATTTGATTTTGAAGATGCATATAAAGCAATAGATAACAAACAATATTTAAAACCAATTCCTGCCGGAGCATTAAATGGTGCTAACGTAGTATTCGCATTTGATTCACAATTATCATATGTAATGACTGGTTCGGCATCAACTGATATGGTTAAAAGACAATTTGTATTAGGATTTCAATATGGGTTTGATGGTACTAACCCAACCGTAAGAAAAGCTAAGGCTGGTGATACTGATTGGGGAAATTCAAACACACAAGGATTTAATTGTTCAAACGCATCACAAAATGGTTCAATAGCATATACTAAAGCAATCAACGCAGTATCTAATCCTGATGAATATGATATCAATATGGTGGTAACGCCTGGTATCGTAAGAAGTCTTCACCCATCAGTTACTTCTAAAGCAATTGATATGGTTGAGGAAAGACAGGATTGTTTCTATATCGCTGATTTCAACGATTATGATGATACAATTACTGAAGCAACTGAGCAAGCAAATTCAGTAGATTCAAATTATGTAGCAACTTACTATCCTTGGATGAAAACAATTGATAGCAACACAAACAAACTTACAACTGTTCCACCTTCTACATTGTTACCAGCGGTTTACGCTTCTAACGATAGATTGGCGGCTGAATGGTTTGCACCTGCAGGTTTGAATAGAGGTGGTATTACCGGAGCAGTTAGTGTATTGAATAGATTAACACACTCTGAAAGAGATACTCTATATGAGAACAAAGTAAACCCAATTGCGGCATTCCCTGGACAAGGTATTGTAGCATTCGGACAGAAAACATTGCAAGATAAGGCATCTGCTTTAGATAGAATCAATGTTAGAAGATTACTTATCAACTTGAAAAAATTCGTTGCATCAACATCTCGTTTCTTAGTATTCGAACAAAATACTTCTACAACTAGACAAAGATTCTTAAACACTGTGAACCCTTACTTAGAATCAGTACAACAAAGACAAGGACTTTATACCTTTAAAGTTGTAATGGATGAAAGTAACAACACACCTGATGTAATTGATAGAAACATATTAGCAGGACAAATTTTCTTACAACCGGCTAAGACGGCGGAATTTATCGTAATAGATTTCAACATCTTACCAACTGGAGCAAGTTTCTCAGCATAATACGAAAATAAAGGAAGTAGATATTTATTAATATAAAATAAAAGGATAATAAAATGGCAGAAATATTAGAGTTTGACAAGATGTTCTATACGAACTTCGAACCTAAAATGAAAAATAGATATGTGATGGAGATAGATACTATCCCTTCATATCTTGTAAAGGCGATGAACAGACCTACAATTCAATTTGAAACAATTGCATTAGACCATATCAACGTAAAAAGAAAATTACAAGGTAAAGGTGATTGGCAAGACATAACAATTACATTGTATGACCCAATCGTACCTTCTGCAGCGCAAAAAGTAATGGATTGGATTCGTTTAGGACATGAATCGATTACTGGTAGACGTGGATATGCAGATTTCTATAAAAAAGATATTACTTTCTATTTGTTAGGACCTGTTGGTGATAAAATTGAACAATGGACTTTAAAAGGTGCATTTATCACATCAGCAAACTTTGGTGAATTGGATTGGGCATCAAATGACCCACTTTCAATTGAGTTGACTTTATCTTATGATTACGCTATCTTAGAATACTAATAGTATTGTATATATTAAAAAGAAAGGGATTTCCGAAAGGTTATCCCTTTTTTATTTTTAAATTTTTAATTTTTATGTATTTATATATACAAAACAAACAAATAAAGTTATGAGTGAAAAAGAATATGATTTTCCAACGCAAGTATTAGATTTGCCATCCGAAGGTAAGGTATATCCAAAAGAAAATCCATTATCATCCGGACAAATTACAATAAAGTATATGACAGCTAAAGAAGAAGATTTACTGTCAAACCAAAATTTAATCAAAAAAGGTATAGTATTAGATAAATTATTTGAATCTATCATAGTAGATAGTGTAAATATAAACGATATTATAGTTGGTGATAAAAACGCTATAATCCTTGCAACTCGTATGTTGGGTTATGGGGCTGAATATCCTGTTAAATTTTATTCATCTAAATTAGGTGCTGCTGTTGAACATACGGTTGATTTATCCGCAGTTTTGGTAAAAGAAATTGATTTATCGGCATTTAAAAACAAAAATGAATTTGATTACAC